TTTTAAAGGATCGTTTACCGTGTTATGAACCTCTACAAGATTTTGAGGCGCCACGAATAAAACGTTATGAGCCTGGAACTGGGCTCTTTGATTGGCACACTGATCATTGTGATGTTCCATCAAGTAAACGTGCAGTTGTAATGTTTTGGTATCTTAACGACGTTGCAGAAGGGGGTGAAACGTTGTTTGATATTGGCACAGAAATTGCAATAAAACCTGAAGCTGGTAATGTGCTCTGTTTTCCACCTTATTATATGTATCCACATAAGGGTGCAACTCCAATCTCTAACCCAAAGTATGTAATTTCATCATATGTCTGGCTTCCACAGAAGTATGGAAATTCTTGCGATTAAAATTTATGCCGAGCGAAATATCTGACTATATATTTGTAGATGACCCTGCAAATGACAAAGTGTATGCAATACGACTTGTTAGTGGGCCGTATGTAGATACCATCTATAAGTATGCAAATATAAAAATAAATGAAGACGCAGAAAAAGAAATGTGTACATTATCGTATGCATATAATATAATGTCTACTCCAACTGGATGCGATAAAGAAACATTGCATTCTGATGCAGATTTTAAAAACTATATCGGAGACGTATTATCTGATATACTTTCAAACCAAGAATATAAAATAGGAAACCATGGAGAATAATCTTCAAGACATCATAATTAAAAATCTAGTCAATAACGAAGCATTTTGTCGTAAAACCCTACCACACCTAAAACCAGAATATTTTGAAGGACATCATAAGGCGATATATGGTCTTATATTGCAGTTTATAACAAAGTATAATAAACTCCCAAATTCATCATCGTTAGCAATTGAATTTCAACAGTCCGAACATACTCGTCGTACAGACGCAGGCGCAATTGCACAATCAATCTCAACGTTAAATGAAAATTTTTCAGTTGAGCATGAATGGTTACTTGTTCAAACCGAAAAGTGGTGTAAAGATCGAGCAGTTCATCTTGCTATTATTGAAGCAGTTTCTATTATTGATGGCAAGTCTCCTGACAAAGCAGAAGGAGCAATTCCAAGTATACTTAGTAAGGCGCTAAGCGTAACATTTGATACAAACGTTGGGCATGATTATCTTGAAAACGTAGATGGTCGCTATGAGTTTTATCACAAGACAGAAGATAAAATTCCCTTTGACTTGGATATGTTTAATACAATTACTGGCGGAGGCATTCCACGTAAGACGCTAAACATTATTCTCGCTGGTACAGGTTGCGGCAAGAGTTTAGGCATGTGTCACATGGCTGCTGCTGCTCTTGCCCAAGGGCGAAATGTCTTGTATATTACTCTTGAAATGGCAGAAGAGCGTATTGCAGAACGTATTGATGCTAATTTGCTTGATATACGAATTGATAAAATCAAAGACCTGTCTCAACGCGAATTTCATTCTCGTGTAGAGGACATCTCTAAACGCACTCATGGAAAACTTATTGTGAAGGAATATCCAACTGCAGCGGCACATGTTGGTCACTTTAGAGCACTGCTGCTCGAATTAAAACTTAAAAAGAAGTTTGAACCCGATATCATATATGTAGATTATCTTAATATTTGTGCATCTTCACGTGTTAAAGGATTAAGTGGTAGCATCAACACCTATAGTTTTATCAAGAGTATTGCTGAGGAGCTTCGTGGTCTTGCTGTAGAGTTTAATGTTCCAATCTGGAGTGCCACTCAGGTCACTCGCGGAGGATTTAATAATTCAGATGTAGAAATTACTGACACCTCAGAATCGTTTGGACTTCCCGCAACGGCCGATTTGATGCTTGCATTTATTCGAACTGAACAACTTGACAAAATGAATCAGATTATGGTTAAGCAACTCAAGAATCGTTATAATGATCCAACAAGCAATAAACGATTTACTATTGGAATTGATCTTTCCAAGATGAGACTATATGATATTTCAGATCCTATGGCAAATATTACCAATGATGGTGATAGTTCTCCAGTAGTAAGCACTCCATTTAATAGTCAACGAAAAAATAGAGATTATAGTAGCATAAACGTGTAATTTTATAAATAATACATAAATTATTTTATAAATACACTATATGTCAAAACTAACCGAATTTAAACGTTACCTAACAGAGGCGCTCTCTACATCATCTGTAGAAAAAGCTGCATTCATCATTCAACGCTACCTTAAGAAAAAGACTGGTACTACATTTTTTAAATATCCTGGATTAGAAAAATACAAGAATCCTAATGGCACTGGTTTTGGACTACGTCTTTACTCGGCAAAGCGCAATATGAGTGTACGTTTTAACTGGACACAAAGCTCACTTGTAGGGCTTAATAATCTTACTTCGATAGATTATTGGAACGGTAAAAATCCAGTTCCTTTTCATATTGAATTTGATCAGAGTGTCTCTCTTGTAAAGACTTTGCCTATTATCGCAGACATCTTAAGCGCTGGAACTGCCGAACTTGGCAAGATTTACAGCATGCCTGACGAGGTGCCACTCTATGAAGGAGTGCTAAATGAAGCACGTAGCAGTCATGACTTTGAAGCTATTTTTGATGAGATTGCTGACTATCTTGTTGACCCAAACTTTGTAAAAAGTAAGATTTACAGCATGTACGGCATTCCTGGAGTCAAGATTTTTGACGCTCTTTCGGCAGCATATCCAAACTATATTGAAAAGCAAGGCATCAAGTATGTCTGGGTTGGCAAGGCAAAAGACCTAAAGCAGATCAAAGCTGAAAAGGGAAAGATTATGGCTCGTATTGGAGTCGTGTCTGGTACAGTTTCAAAAGGTGCAGCTAAAGAAAAATACAGTTATTCTCCGGAAGTAGAACAAATTGAAGCAGATCGTGAGCGCCTATCATTTGAAGCTCAGCTAAAAGATCTTGAAAACCTAGTTAAACTCACTGTTAGCGGCGCATCAAATGCGCTCTTTGTTTCTGGTAAGGGTGGAGTTGGTAAAACTCATACAACTGAAAAGATACTTGCTGATATGGGACTGCGCGATGGCAATGGTTATTTTAAAAATACCGGTTCCGCAAGTGCTGCTGGTCTCTATTCATTGTTGTTCCGTTACAAAAATGATATTGTTTTCTTTGATGACAGTGACGACGCACTTGGCGATCAGGAAGCTCGTAACCTATTAAAGGCTGCTACTGACACCAAAAAGATTCGTAAACTTGTTTGGAATAAAATGGGTAAAAATGTTGTCGATCCTGAAAACGACATGAGCGACGATGAAATTATCGATCAAGGATTGATTCCACGCTATTTCGAATTTACTGGTAAAATTATCTTTATCTCAAACCTTAACCTTGACAAACTTGATCCAGATGGTGCACTACGTACACGTGCTTTTATCATCAACATCGATCCTACTGAAGTTGAAATCTATGACTTTATGGAAAAGATTGTCGGTGACATGAAGCTTGAAGACGGTTTATCACTTGATCAAAAAGCTCGTTTGCATGTCGTAGATCTTCTTCGTAAAGGCAAAAGCAAACAGAGTGCTAACCTTCGTAAACTATCACGCGGCTTAAATATGGCAGCAGGCGCACTTGCTGCCGGCGTTGAAGTATCTGATGGTGACCTTGCTCGTATGATCGAGTCCTACGCATAAAATAAACTAAATAAACTAAATAAACTAAAAAAAATGGAAAACAAACATCTAATTGAAGCCGCTAGAAATATTCTAGAAAATAATACTAACGATACCACTTCTATTCAAGAAATCTCTACTAATGAACAATTTATAGAGGAAATCGTTCGTGCTATAGTTGAGGAAAAACAAGAACTTAATGAAGTACCTGCCGTAAGTTTTTCTATTATAATGGACTTTTGTATTAACGTAGCTGCGCAACAACTTGGCTCCGGTGCTTCTCTTATGTATATACGGGCTCTCGCTGCTACTTATTTTGCATTGGTTGTAGTGGGTCCATTTGTATTATTATCACTCTATAGTCGAGGAGTTGGAGGAACACTTGAGCCTTGGGTCATTGGACCATTTAGAGGAATATGGAATGCAATTAAAGGAAAATATATTCTTAAACCAGACGAATTAGAAAAAGCAGCCGATAATGTAAAAGCTCTACTCACCGGAAATGACAAAGGCAAAATTACTCGTTTGACTAATGCTATGAAAAAGAACATAGAAAATAAAGATTGGGAGTCTGCTCAAGTTGTTGCAGACCAACTTTATAAACTCATTAAAAAATAATTTATCTCTATTATAACCTTTAAAAATATGCTGGGATCCTAGTTTTAGGATCCCAGTTTTTTTATAAGTAGTTTTAGAATGATAAGTATCAAGGTACATGGCGCCAAACGTGACCGCCGCCTTTACAATCTTATAAAAAATGCTGCATATTTTTATCTAAAAACACTGTGTCCACGCATTCGAAAGATGCGCATAGTAATTCAACTTATTGATAATTTGTCAGAATCTGAACGTGTGCATGGTGACTGTTGTCAATGTGGAGTCGATGAACCAGACATTGACTATATTGTAAGACTCAATAAAAGTGATTCATATCATCTTATGTTAACGATACTAGCACATGAAATGGTTCATCTTAAGCAGTATGTTCGAAGAGAGCTTGTCCTTTATAGCGGCGACAACGAGGGTGCCCGATGGAAAGGAGTCTACTGTTCAGAATATGACTATGACTCTGCTCCGTGGGAAAAGGAAGCGGACGAGCGTGAACTTGAACTCTATATGACGTTTTTTGAAAGTTGTTCATTGTTGAGAGGGTATAAATAGTTAACAGACACAAAGCATGAAAAGTTTTAAACAATATATTTATGAAATTGAATCTATGATGACCTACGATAACTTAGTAAATATTTTAATTTCATTAGGGTATGACAAAATTAAAAAAATATCTGGAAATAAAATTGCAGTTCTTGTTAATGATAACCGAGTAACAACTCTTGAAAAAATTAATAAGAATATTAAAGGATCAATATACGATAGAAATCCTAGTTCTGAAAGTAGTGTAGGACGTGTTAACATATCAGGCTTTTCTATTCTAGCTAAACCAGCTTCTAAACAGGGAAGCGCCAGTGCTGGTGTAGAAAACGAACAAATTATTGTCGACACGATCAATAAAAGAACAAAAACTGGTCCAATTAATGTAATTTTTAAAGCAAAGAATAAAAAATTCACTGTTTTAAATTGTGTTAAAGCCATTCAAGTTGGAGGAGATACTGCTGGAAGAAAAAAGGCAGATATTGTATTAATTAATTCAAAAAATAAGAGATATCCAATTTCAATTAAAAAGGATAATGCCGAAACATGGGAAAGCGCAGATAGTTATTTTGGTCCTACTGCATTAAAAATAATCAAAAAGGCAATAAAAGACAAAAAAACTAAACTTGTCAGCGAAGGCAGTTATTTTAAAATAGAACCTAACATTGCAGTTGAAGCCACACAAGCAGAAAAACAAGCCGTTGTTTTTGGTTCAGATTTAGAAAATGGCGGAGCGGTTGTCACAAAAACATTTGGTAGTTCGTCATTTTCTGATGACGGCGATACTTTAGTTGTTGATTGCTCTCACATAATTACATCTTTAAGTGATGTTAAAGGAGACAAGGACGTATATTTTCTTATAAGAAATGATAAGACTCGTAAATCATTAAAGGAATATCCTGGCATTAGAATATTAGCTGTCTATACAAAGAGAATAAACCAAAACGTAGTAGTCGTTAAACGTTAATTTATTTTATGATTACTTTTAAACAATACATAACAGAAGCAAGTACGGAAGGTAAAAATCTTCATATGGTTCATATTGAGGATCAAGTGCTCTATGGCGGTGTAAAGGGCGCTCGTGAAGCAATCATTGCATTACGCAGTATGAGAGACATGTTAGCTGGAAACAGTCCACAATCATATGATGTTGCTGCAAAGTTTGACGGTGCTCCAGCAATATTTGTTGGAACTGATCCATCAGACGGAGCATTTTTTGTTGCCAAGAAAGGCATCTTTAATAAAAATCCAAAAGTCTATAAGAGTGAGCGTGATATTAAGGCTGATACAAGTGGCGACCTTGCAGAAAAATTAACTGTAGCATTTAATGAATTTAAAAAACTAGGCATTAAAGGAGTATTGCAAGGAGATCTTGCCTATACACAAAAAGATTTAAAGACAGAACGTTTTGACGGTGTTGAATATCTTACATTTCAACCAAACACAATTGTCTATGCAATTCCTGCTGACAGCACTCTTGCAAAAACTATAAAGGCATCTAAGATTGGTGTAATGTTTCATACACAATACTCTGGAGACTCTTTTGAAACGATGAAGGCTTCTTATGGCTTTGATTCAGGCACTCTTAAAAAGACGTCTAGTGTATGGTTTTCAGACACATACATACGTGATCTTTCAGGCAAAGCTACTCTAACCGCAAAGGAGACTGAAGAGTTAACAACGATTCTATCAAAAGCAGGGTCGCTCTTTCAAAAGATTAGTGGTTCAACTCTTCGTGAGATCGAGTCAGATCAATCACTTGCACAGACTCTTGAAACATTCAACAACACACTCGTGCGACGCGGTGAAACTATAATCGATACCTCTGCTCATGTTCGCAATCTTCTTGCATGGATAAATGACAAATATGCAAAAGACATTGAATCTAAAAAGAGTGAAGCTGGCAAAGCAAGTGCGACTGCTAAACGTGATGAGTTTTTAAAGTTTTTCTCTGACGAAAACAAGAAAAACCTAGAACTTGTCTATGCATTACAAAACGCTATCGTTGAAGCAAAACTTATTATAATACGCAAACTTGAAACACTTAAAAAGATGTCAACTTTTGTTCGTACGACTGACGGTTTTAGAGTAACAGGGCAGGAAGGCTTTGCTATCAATGATCATATAAAACAAAATGTGGTCAAGCTTGTCGACCGAATGACCTTCTCTAAGAATAACTTTGATCCAAATATAATAAAGGGTTGGGAGAGATAAGCGATGCCATACTTAAATCATAACACTCCGAATATTACATGTTTCATAAGAAACGAATATCTTTTTAATCATGAAAAGGGTCATGGCGAATATACTCCTGCTAATATACACTCAGTAGCTTCTATTGAAAATCGTGTTCCACTCTTTGAAGCATTCTTGTCGAATGGTGTAAACTGGACCCGTCGTCCGCTGTCTGCGTTTTGTTGGAAAGAGTGTGATCCGCTTCCACTCGAAGAGCTTGTCTACTGGGACTGCTTTAGTCCGTATATTGATGTTTCTATTCGCTCTCGCTTTAGGGGTTTGAGAGCAGAACTTATAACTCCATCAACTGCTAAAGTCTGGGGTGAATATCTCTTTACTCTTGATTGGGCTTGGGAAAATAAAGGGGTATTAGACACAAACTTTTCAGAGACAAGCGAACATAAGTGCGCTCATCTTTTTAAAGCGGACAGTGGTCATTTTTATGCATATCCAAACAATCGAATCTTGTGGCATGACAAAGCATGGAGTGATGAGCCTATAACATGCAATCCAGGATATAAGATTGATAGCAATATATACAGTGTAGAAAACACAAAAGTTAGCTATACTGATGATCAATATATGACAAACTTTACAGCAACACCGCTATGATACAAACATTTAAAGAATTTTTATTGGAGAATACTGCCTATTATAGAGGCTTGTCAAAGAGTACGTCTGATAAACGAAGCGCTCATTTTAATCGTCAGACCCGTATGAGTGATGATGATGCAGCTGCATACAAACCTGCGCCTGGAGATGCACGCGCCGATACAAAGACGTCTAAATGGACGCAGGCATATGCCGACAAATACGGAGAAGAGCTTGAAGAATCAGAAACAAGTGCACTTCAAAAGAAAGCAGAAAAGACTGGCATAGCATACAGCATTCTTAAAAAAGTATTTGATCGCGGCATGGCTGCATGGAAAACTGGTCATCGGCCAGGAGCCTCACAGCACCAGTGGGCATATGCTCGCGTCAACAGCTTTATTATGGGTGGACCTACTCAAAAGACTACAGATGCTGACCTGTGGGCGCAGCATAAGGGTAAATAAGTATAAATATATAATCTGCATATGAAAAAAGAAGTAAGACTCAAAGATCTACTAACAGTTGACCCTACAGATGGCTCATATAACTATGATCCGCTTGACATTATGATCACTGCATACAAAAAACGCAAACGAGATTGGATGATCAGTGAAGAGGACCCAGAATGTGAGTGTCCAGTAGATTGTGATTGTGACTGTGACTGTGACTGTCATGACATAGAAGAGTCTGTCTATGATACTATGTCAAAACATGAGTTGAATGCAGAACTTCGTAGAATTAATGACGAACTTAAAAAATTAAAGTCTGCTGAAAAAACAAAAGACACACTCAACAAAATAGGAATATTGACTAATGCTCGTGATAGTGTGTTGCAAATGCTAAACGAAGAAACAATTGTTGAAGTATTAACTATTCAGCAACGTATGGCACGCCGTGCAGCTATGCGTCGACTCAAGAGTCGCATAAAGGTTGGTCGCGAACGGGCAAAACGCCGTCGCGCATCAAATGAAGTATTAAAAGCTCGTGCACGTCGCGCAGCTCGTAACCAACTAGCTAAACGTTTACTTGGAGGCAAGAGCAAAAGTGAAGTATCCTATGCTGCACGTTCACGAGTTGAAAAGGCGCTGTCAAAACAAAAAAATCTTATAAATTCTTTAGCAGCAAAGTTATTAACACAAGTGCGGGCAAAGGAAGTTGCACGATTTAGAAAAAAATAAAATTATGGGAGTTCACTTAAAATCATTTAAGACATACACTGAAGAAAAGACTTCTGAAATTATAGTTTCTTTTGGTCGTTTTAATCCGCCTACACACGGTCATGAAGAAAATATTGAAGCCATAGCAAAACTTGCAAAAGGTAAACCATTTAGAATATACGCATCTCAAAGTGAAGATCCAAAGAAAAATCCTTTGGGTTATGAGGAAAAGATTAAATTTATGCGTAAAATGTTTCCACAATATGGTCGCAATATTATATTAGATCGGTCTGTTAAAAATGTATTTGACATAGCAACAAGTGCATATGATGAAGGTTATACTCGCTTTACAGTTGCTGTTGGTAGCGATCGTGTTGAAGAGTTTAAGGCATTGCTTCGTAAATATGACGGCGTAAAGGGCACGCATGGCTATTATAAATTTCCTGATGGCATAAACATTGTATCAACTGGTCAACGTGATCCTGATATTGACAGTCGTACTGGTGCAAGTACCTTTGCCGTTAGTGCTAGCAAGATGAGAAGCGCAGCAGCAGACAATGATCTTGAAACTTTTGCAAAGGGCGTGCCAAAGACATACGGCGACGTAAAGGATCTTTTTAATGCAGTGCGCAAAGGCATGGGACTAAAAGAAAGTCATAGTTTTAGAAAACACGTTCAGTTTGATACATTAAGCGAAACTCGTGAACGTTATATCTCTGGTGAGATATACAACGTTGGAGACTCTGTAGTGACGATAAAAGACAACACAGAATATAAGATTGCCAGTCGTGGTCCTAATTATGTGACATGTGTAAATGAAACTGAAAACAAACAAGTTAAATTTTTTATACATGACATACGAGAAAAGTTGATGCTCGACGAAGAAACATGGGAGGCTGGTTATGAGCGTCGAGTTGTAAAGGTTACCAAACCAGATCGTTTAGAAGCTGGAT